ATTTGAAAACAATGGAGATGTTAGAGCCACAGTCCTTGTCTACACACCATCATCATTCGGTAATTACAGAGAAGGAGTTGGAACTTTGAGAGCAGATGGAGGAGACCTTGGCGGTGGATCAGAAAGCGTTATCGTCTTTCATCCCCATCGATCTGATGGAGTCAGACTCCAAGGAGACACAGTAAATACATTGACCAGTTACATGGGAACAGGAGGACTGAACACACCAATGGTTCATGCTATACAGAACACAGTCATTGGTAGATCAGATACTGCTGGGCCTAATGGTCGGGGTCATACTGATGAAGGAGAACCTATGTTCACCATCGATACCACCTCACCACACGCCATCGTTATCAGAGAACGAGAAGGTAAACCCGGTGGTGGCAAGGGTGCAATGTTCTCTGAGAAATCATTCACCCTCAAAGGTGTCAATGATCAGACAATCTTCAGTCAAACTATCAGGAGACTAACCCCTCTGGAATGTGAGAGGTTGCAAGGATTCCCTGATGGGTGGACTGATGAACAATCAGATAGTCAGAGATACAAACAGATGGGCAATGCGGTCACAGTAAATGTAGCCAAGTGGATTGGCGACAGAATCGTAGACTCATATGGCAAGTGATCCCGAACTACTGAAAGCTGTTATACGCCATTACGGTGGTGAAGTCCGTGATGGTTATTCAAGGGCAGTCAAGTGTTGTTTCCATGACGACACTCGAAGGTCGGCAGTTATGTCGACCGATGGAGAGAAGGCTGGGCTTTACTTCTGCCACACCTGTGGCATAGGTGGAGATGCATATTCGTTGTTGATGTGGAGAGAAGGGATAGATTTTCGTGTTGCTATCGATAGAGCGGCTGACATTGCTAAACGATCTGGCATCGACTTATCACAAAAAGATAAGCGAAGAGACGGTGGCTTACTGACAGGGTCGAGGGTTCGGAAAAGAACTGGCGGAGACTCATCTGCTAGGCACCGTACCAGTCGATTGTGACCCAAGCCATGTGCAATTTATCGGTTGGTTATCCATCCCATACAGAGTTGTCAATGGGGTGGCAGGATTCAAGTTCCGAAGAGTCGATGGATCTCCG